CGCTTTTAAATCTGTAAAGAATTTAACATTAGTGAGGTTTCCATCAACATCTCCCATTGCTGTAGTAGCGTTCAATGTGTCAATATGTAATAGACGAGTATTAAATCCTAACGATGATGGTCTTCCTCCTACATCAAAAGTATCATTTGCTGTATTTAACTCAAAATAAGCACTTGAGTTACTACCATTTCCTCTTATATAGTCTCCGTTTAATCTTAATAGATTTCTTCCAAGTGTATTATCTACTTTTAGGTCTATAAAGTCTTGTACACGAATACTATTTGTATATGAAGATGCTTGATGCGATATTTCTGTATTGCTATCGTTAACTGTTACTTCACCATTTACTCCAAGTACAGAGTTATCATAGTTTACATTGGATCCAATATCATCATAACTAGTACTAGCAAATATTCCATTTGTAGTGTCTATGTATCCTGTTAAAAGTGTATTTGCTGTACTTCCTACTGCTGTTCCATCGATAGCCATGCTTACAGTATAGTTATCGTTTACACTATCATAACGCTGAAATCCTACACCATCTGTTATGAACCCCCCCATGAAGTTTCCTAGTTTAAGTCCATTTGAGAATTGTCCTGCACCTGTTTCGTATCCGATATAGGTTTCGTTAGTTAAAGGGTCTCGAGTAGCTAGAGCATCTGAGTATCCATTTCCTGCAAGGTCAAAGTATGCTATTTCTGTTGGTGTTCCTGTAATTCCTGTAAATGGACCAGAACCTCCACTTCCACCTACTATTCTTGGTGTTCCTCGCATATAATTATATTAGATTAAATCTAAAGTTTAATGATCCGTTAGCCGAGTCCCTAACGATATAAATTGTCTGCATAACAGCACATTCAATAGCTTCTTTAGTATCTTTTGCAATAACATCATATGAAGCCATTGCTGGATCTTCTGATATACGCATATCCTGACTAGGATTTACTATAAATTCAACAGCTCTATCAGGTACAGTAATCGCAATAATTGTACTGCTGAATGCAACAGGAGATTCTATTGGTGTATCACTACTATCAACAGTTTGAAAAGACGTACCGATTTGCACTGCTACTTGATTCTGATCTCTTTTAAGTTGTTGTAACTGGTATGCGTTTGATTGTGATTTCATATTATTTAGTCTTTTTTAAATGATTAATAGTTGCTTTTATAGTATTTTGTTGGTTTGTTATGTATTCTTTATCTTTTGCAATTTGTTTCTTTGCATCAGCAATATATTTTTTATCTATATCCAGTAGTCGTATATTATTGTCAATTTCTTTTTTAATTTCAGAAAGTGTTTTACTATCTTTACTTACTGTTAGTTTCCATAACTCTTGTTCCTTTTCAAAATTATCTTTCATCTCATTAAATGATGAATATATCTCCTTCAAGAACTTAGAAAATGAACTTACTTCGTTATAATAACTTTGAACAAATACTTTATTTTCGTTTATTTCTTGAATAGTTTTTTTACTTTCTTCCAAGATTGCACTTATTGTATTTTGCTCTAATTGTTTTCTATTTTCTAAAAATTCTTCAAGTCCTTTTTTTAATTGAATGATTTCTGCTTTTCCACTAGAAATTTCACCATTGATATTGGCAAGTTCTCTAAGTGATTCCATCATTTGTTTGTCTAATGTTTGTTCCATAAGCTAATTGTTGGCTTGCACAACTTCTCACGTCTTTGCGAATTAGCTGTTGCTTTTACGCAGTTTCGTTTAATAGTTTTTCAAGTGAAGCCTTTGTTTGTCGGCGGTCGAATTTTATATTTTTCTTTTCTAACTCTGCGATTACATCTGCTTTATCTGATGTAGTCGTTTGTATTTCATTGTTAGAAATCTTTTCTTCCATTGACTCTTTCCATTTGTTAAGTTCATCTATCTTTGCTGCAATTCTATCTGATTCAGTAAGCACAGGAGCTTTTTCTTCTTGTGCTGATGAAACCATAATACTTGCAATAAGTTTCTCTACATCTTCTTCTGACCATGTTCCAAGCGAGCTACGATCATCTCCGTTTCCTATAGTAGGAAGTGGTGACTGTTTTACAAGCATTGCTTTCGCAAGGTTTACAGCTAATCGGTATGCCGCTGGTTCTGGTGCTATTAATGTTTCACCTGCCTTTACGAAGAAGGGACGCCCTCCGAATTGGGCACCAAGTTCAGGTGTGAAATCAAAGTCTGCAATGTTTTTAATAGTACAGATTTTAAGTTCGTCTAATGATTTATTTATCATTTGATTTAAAAGAATTATTTGCACGGGCTTCGTCGTTCCCATGTGAGCCTAATGGGCTCATCACAACCCCAATAAAGGGACTGTGTGAGTACACTAAGCAATGTTTACAAAAACAAGAGCGTTCTGATCTGCTGCAGCATTGGCAACCAATGAACGACCAAGTGTCTGTTCATCAAATTCACCTTTTGCAGTAGTTCCTTTAACAACCTGTCCTTCTGTATCATCACCAGTTACAAAACTTCCACCTTTCACAAGTACTTCACCAGCTGTTACAGCACCATATCCTTTTACAAGGAGGAAACCATAGTCACCAGAAGCAAATGCTACTTGTCCAATACCAATAGCGTTTTGGATCTTAGAAGTAACTGCTGAAATAATAACATTAGCTGGACCTGCTGATAATGTGATATCAGAGTCTGCTACAGAAAGTGCTGTAGAAAGAGCGTATTCAGGATAAAGAGTCAATGTATCATTTGAGTTTGTTGAAACTCGGAAACGCTGACCTGCACCTGTACCATCATCTACAACTCCCCAGTAGTTTGCATAAGCTCCAACTGTCCAACCTGCAGAAGCATCAGTGATATACACTTTACGTCCTTGCATGTCAGCAGATGAAGAAACTGTATCTACAGCTACATCAGCATTAGGGATTGCTACTTTGAAAGCACCAATAGCTCCTCCTGCTTTTGCATATACCCACTCGTTTCCGTCAGGTGTAGATGCAATCTGTCCTACTTTTAATTGTCCTTGTGCTGTTGTTGTTGTAAACGCATCTTGGAATGAAATCTTTAACATAATTTTTCAGTCTCTGGCTCTTAACCTTTGACTATTCGTGACATCGTCACTTTATTTTTAATAATTGCTTGAATGCTATTAAGAAACTCCGTTAAGTGTTCCTAATAAACGTGGGTTTTCAGAAACCATGTTTCCAAACCAAGCGAGGTAACCAACCTGTGCAAATTGATCAACAGGTGTCTTGAGAACACGGAAGTTAAATCCTTTTGCTGATGGTGTGTTTCCTGGAACTCCCATTGGAACTCCTTCCTTATTCAATTTCTTGAAGTTAAGAGTTTCAAATCCGTCAGTACCAGCCATATCTACTCCACGCATTCCGAAGTAACGTGTGTTTGTATAAATAAGACGTCCTGCAGGAATCTGTTCATCACGTGCAACTGGTGTTCCACGGAATGTTACAGTACGGAATCCTTGTGTTGCACCCATGTCTTTAGACTTAGATGAAACCATTCCATATTGGTCATAGTTAGGGAATGAGAACCCTTCGTATGATGCACGTAATGTAGGTGTCAAAAGAGCTTCATATGCTGTCCAAACTGATTTTGTTGTAAGCATGAAGTCTGGTTCGTCCATACCAATAGTAACAGCGTCATAACCTGTAGCAAGTTTAGCAAGTGTCAATGCACCTGTAGATGCGAGGTAGTAACCGTTAATAGATGTGTATGTTGAACGTGAAAGTCCTCCGTAAGTAGCAAAAATGGTACTGTCAGAAGCTGCGTTGAACAATGAGTCCCAGTCATTACCTGTACCGTTTCCAGTATAAAGGTTTTGTGCCATGAGGTTCATAAGAGATTGTCCTTGTGAATCAAATTCTGCTTCAAGGATATCAATCAATCGTTCGTCACCATCGTTTACTTTCTGTTCGATGTTAGCAATAACTACTGGCTTGTAAGCACCTTTAACTTCAAATGACATGTTTACACGTGTATTTTGACGATTAGAATCAAGCTGATCAGCGATTCCAGTGTTACCTCCGTTAGTAGTATCTTGATATTTGATAATTGGTTCGTACTTTGTTCCTGATGTCCATTCTTTAGCTGTTCGCAAGAAAGTCTGGAGACCTGGAGTACCTAATGTTACTGTGTCATAAACTCGCTTTGGAATTTTTGTACGTGTAACTGTTGTTACTGCTGATGAAAATTGCATAAATTATTTTTGTTTAATTGCCCTAAGATAATCTTTGAGACTATTTCCTCGTAAGTTTGGACTATATTCTTCTTCATCATTAGAAATTGGAGCGGTTCCGATAGCTACAGGATCAGAGTTTCGTTTCTGAACACTCTTTGCTGTTTGTTCTCGTATTGCATCCAAAGACTTATTCATATCTTGCATATTTTGAAATGCAGATGAAAGATTAGGAAATTTATATTTAGTAGCGTGTTCAAACAACTTATTTTCATCAAGTGATGGATTTGCTTTTTTTATTTCTGCCAACTCACTATCTACTTGACTTGTAATTTGCTGTTCAAATTCTTGTTCAGCACGTTGTTTTTCTTCAATTCTCTGAAAGATACGCTCTTCCGCTTTTGCTAGGATTTCTTCATAGGTTTCAGGAACCCATGTATCATCAATATCATCTTTTGGGACATGATTATTAATATTACTCTTTTCGTAGTTCGCTAGAGCTTGCGATTTCCGTGTATAATCGGACAACAGATTTTTATATTCTGATGCTACAGTTTGAGCATCTACTTTTCTACCATCTGGTAGTTCGTATAGCTCTGTAGTTTCTTCCTGAGGAGTTTCACTAGGTGTCTCTGATTGAGGTTCTGGTGTAACTGTCTCAGTGTTAGTTGGTTCTTGGCTTGGTGTATTATCACTGCCAGCACCATCATTAATAACTACTTCAAAATCTTCCATATAGTGTTTATGACTGCCCCCAATATTTACTTGGTCAAAAGACTGTAAATAAGTTGCTTGGTCGAACTAGGTTTGTAATGAGACAGTTTATTGTCGTATCACAGGACAAATGTTTATTGAGGCATTTCTCCCATCATTGCTTGCTGTTCTGGAGTAAGTTCTCCTGGTTGTGCAGGTAAAGGCATTTCTCCTTGTAATCCAACAGCAGATGCAGGATTTTGCTTGTATAATACAGCATTTCTTGCTAGATCTTTTGGATTAGGATAGTTAGCAAACTCAAGATAATCAGCAGGAGAGATAACTCCTGTTTCAACATCTTTTTGAGCTCTTTCAAATGCAAATTGTGCATCTTCTGGCAATGATTTTCCAGGTATAACTATTATTTCAGAACCAGTATCGAAGTCATCTTGCATAAATCCAATTACTTCTTGAGCTCCTTCTTTGCCCATCCACTTAGCGTAATGAGTTTCTGTATAGCGTGTTTTTGCTAATTGAAGGAACCAACTAAATACTTCAAGGGATAAGTAATCTACTAGCTGTACCATTTCATTTAGTCGTAAGAATGATTGCTGGATAAGTGCCAAACGACCTGCTTTTGTTTCTTGACCTTCACGTTCTCCTCTAAATGCTGATGTTGCAGCCATAATATTATCAATTTCAGTTCTTGAATCGAGCATGTCATCAAATACCATTTGAGGAAGTGGGTTCCCTGTCTCTCTTTGAACACCATTTACAACACCCTTACCCCAGATAATACCTTTTGCTTCAAATCTTATTTGTTGAGCATCTGATTTATCCATTACTTCTGAATCAATCTTTATAATACCGTTGACTAATTCACAGTTTTCATCAATATCCTGCTTTCGTTTATCAATAGAGTTTTGAAGAGACGCAGATAGTGTTATCATATCTGTTCTACCTATTGGACTGTTTTCATTGTTGAATATTGTTCCAATAATATAAGGCTTTCGTGGCTGGTCAAAATAGTTATAGTAGTAAGTTTCAAAAGGTATATCTTCACTATGTCCTTCATTTGCTTTTATTGCTTGCATCTGATCTTCACGTTCTTTTTGAGATACTCGTATTTCATTAAACTTATTACGTCTTGTTTCTCCATAAGAAGAGTCCAAATCTTGTATTTCTTCTTTTGTAACCCATATACCGTCCCAATCAAAATAAGGATTTTTTATCTTAGCAAGGATAATTCCACCTTTTTTAAAGATAACATAATCTCCAATCCAGCATTCTTTATATGTTACTGTTGGATTTTTAATATAAAGATCGGAGTCATCAATTATTCCATGCTGATCCATTAATTCTTTCTTCTTATCTGGGAAACGTGCAACAAGTGCACATAATGAGTCATCTACTTCTTCAATAGCGAACTCACTATCATTCTCTCTACGTGCTTTTGTTGATACTCGTAGTTTATTAGGATCAATAGCACGCAAGTCGAAGTCATTTATCTTTGGATTCCAAAATGGTTTAAGTACTACAAGTCTTGCAAAGTATAGGTTTCGTAATCCCATTCGGAATACTTCCTTTATGTTGAGTTCATTGTACTTCTTTCTAAAGAAATTCTCTAATTTACGAGCATAATCCTGAGCTTCTTTATCATCGTGTGATGTAACAATGTTTATTGTCGAAGGGTTTGCAATAATAGAGTTTATTACAGCTTCCATGTTTACGAATACTCGGTTTGCTTGTACTTTTGGTCTTTTATGAGGTACTTTACTTACCCAATTAGCTTTATTCTCATAAATTGAAGTATTTGTATCGTATATTTTCTTTATTTCTTCCCACATTGTCTGAGAAGATGCCCAACGGTTATCTACCAGTTCGGCTAATTGTTTATCTGTAAATTTTGATAAATCGTATTTCATAATAATAAAAAGCGAGACGGCAAATAAATGCCGACTCGCCTTTGTTAGGGTTAAGTCCTATAATATAACATATAGCATATAAATAAAACTAATGCAAGCTTTCGTGCCTTGAAGAGTAAAGCATATCATTTCTGTGTATAGTTTGTAGTATGCCGTTGTGGTCAAAGTTCAAAGAAACAGAAGCACTTTTTTGATTAAATACATCTTTTGATACCAATAAAGAAAACATATCATAGTATTCTACAAATAATTTAAACTTTTGTGCGTCTTCTTTACTAAGGATTATTGTTGTTTCCATATTAATCTTCACTATATCGTTCCTTAAATTTGAATAATTCATCAAAGCTTCCAAGCTTGCCATTTTTAATAAATTCAAATGACTCTTTTCTATCTGAAATAAACTCAGCGTTGTTTTCTTGTAAACATGCTAGATAAGCATATAAACATGCAAATACAAAGTGATCTTGTCCAGTTGTACTTTCCCAAACATATCTCTCTATCCCTCTGTTATTTGTAACCTTTATTCTTCTAAGTGTTTCAAAGTGTTTAATAAAATCATTAAATTCTTTATCAGGTGTAACACCTATAAGGAACATAGCATCAAGCATATCTGTGAGCATCTGATCAATTATTCTATCACGGTGTGAATAAACAATTCCTTTTTTATCGTTTTCTCCATACCACACAATGGTTTGTGGATTACTATTATTTTCCTGAAAGAAAGACATCTTCATCCAAGTATATTTATTTACATAATGTTTAGCTGCGGTATTGTCTGGCATAGCGTCTATAACTCCTGATGTAGGTTTATAAAAATCTATGATATCATCCAATTCACTCCAAGCACTAAACTTTCCTATTTTAAATATACCTTTCTTACTTCTTAGAACATAATGTTTTATGTTTCCAACGTCTACGCCTAGAAATACATGTTCATCTTTTAAGTCTTTAGGTGTCCACAAGTCAAGTATTGTAGTCTTATTTACTTGCAAGTCTCCAGGAGAATAAGGAAGTCCTAGTACAAAGTTATTAAAATATTGAGGGTCTCCTTTCGAGTCTTCAATAATATCATGTGCTGAGATCCAGGGACACATCAAGTGTGAGATATGATAACCTGATATATCACTTTCTTTTTGTGCTTCCCATTCTCCGTTTCTTCGATCATCATCAGATATCTCATGCTTGCAATATTTACAACGGAACTTCTTTGTTTCAAAGTCTATGCTTTCAGGAAATGTTAGGAAGTGTCTTACATTACAACCTTTACAAGTTACCATCCATTCTTTCTGGTCTGATTTTTGCCATGACTGGTCAAGTTCATCTCGCTCAGTAGTAGGGTTTGAAAATAACCATCTTCCTTTGTATTTACTAGCCTTGAGACGTGATTTATATGTTTCAATAGCTCCTTGATCTGATCTAGATACTTCATCGTGAATAAGGATATCTGCCGTTGTTCCAATAGGAGCGGTTTTGGATACTGTTCCCTTAAAGAAAAGAAATCGGTCGTTTAATTCCTTACGTTCAACATTATCAGTTTCCATTCCTTGAAATTCTCCATAGTTTGATTGAATTATCTTATTCATCTTAGAAGTAACGAACTCTTTTACGTCACTATCTGTAGGAAATGTATAAATCGTATTAAATCTTAAATACTTTACCGCATAGAGAACCTTTAGTGAGAAAGTAACTGACTTTCCAACCTGTGCACAAGCAACAACACAAAGATTAGGGTTCCAATCAGAAAGAATATCTAAAAGAAATGGACGGTCATAAAAATCAAGTGCTTCTCCTCTTTCGTTTACAATAGATTTTTCTGCAATCCATCCTAAAATTGATGCTTGTGATAGTTCCATAGTTTATTTTTCGTCTTTTTCTTCCTGTTCAACGATTACTGTTTCACCTCGTGCTAGAGATTGTACAACAGATACAGCTGATTCAAGAGCTAGACGTGTTACTTTTACAGGGTCGATAACGCCTGTTTCAAATAGATTTTCCATGTTTCCTGATTTAAAATTGAATCCCCATCCAACTTCTGCATCTTTTACTTGGTTTAATATCTCATTTGATTCCATTCCTGCATTATAAGACATTTGAATAAGTGGAGCCGTAAGAGAACGTGAAAATATAATATCATCCATTGAATGGGCAATCTTTGCAAGTACTGCACCTCCTCCAATAACAATTCCTTCTTCAAGAGCCGCCTTAGTAGCATTTACTGCATCTTCAATCTTGTACTTCTTAGCTCGTAGTTCTGTATCTGTTATAGCTCCTACACGGATTACTCCAATACCACCTGAAAGAGATGCTAGACGTTCACGAATAACTGTCTTATCAGTTTCACTTGAAGTACTGTCAATAAGAGACTTTAACATTACTACTCGCTCATCAATCTTTTCTTTATTTCCTGTACCATTGACAATGGTTGTATTGTCTTTTGTAACAATAACTTTCTCTGCTTGTCCAAGATAGCTTGGATCTACATTCTCAAGCAAGATACCTGCTTCTTCTGAAACTACAGTAGCTCCTGTTAGAATAGCAATATCTTTCATCCACTCTTTCTTTAGCCCTAAAGCATGTGGAGGTGTTACACAACAGACATTACAGACCCTTCGCTGATGATTAAGTGCAAGAGATGCAAGAGCTTCTCCTTCAACTGAATCAGCAATAATAAGGATGTTAGGGTTACCACTTTTTATTACAAAATCCATCACTTTCTCAATCTGTGAATTTGCTGCAATTCTACGGTCTACAATAAGTACAAATGGGTTCTCCAATGTTGTGTTGTATTTCTCTTGATCATTTATGAAATATGGTGAAATAAATCCTTTATTAAATCGTGTACCCTTAACTACTTCACTTGAGTATCCAATCGTTGGAGAGTTTTCTACAGAAATAATACCATCTTTTCCAATTTGTTTATAAGCATCAGCAATAATCTTTCCAATTTCTGGATCAAGAGATGAAATAGTAGCTACTCGTTCGATGTCATCTTCTGATACGTCTCTAGAATGCTCCTTAAGCTTCAAAATTGCCTTTTTAAGCCCTTGTTCTAGTCGAGTTGATACTTCGGCTATCTTCTCATGAGAATGACCAATTTCCTTAAATGCTTCCTTTGCTAGAGCTTGAGTAAGCACTACAGTTGTTGAAGTTCCATCTCCACCTTCCTCGTTAGTACGATTAGCAGCTTTTCTAATCATGAGTAATCCAATTTGTTCGTAACGGTCTTTAAAGTTAAGGTTTTTCAATACAGTAATACCGTCATCACTTTCAATAGGTGAGTAATCTCCTCCCATATCAATAATTGCTGACATTCCTACAGCTCCAAGAGTAGGTTTTACCGCTTCACTTGCCTTATCAATTCCTTTTTTAATCTTTTCACGAGCTTCAAATCCTTTGGTTGGTTCTTTATAAATCATATTATTCGTATCCCATTACGTCTTCTAATTTAATAAATTTTACTTTTTGCCCATCTATTTCAAACTCTGTTCCTAAAGACTTTTCAAAATAAATAGTTTTATCAAGTAAATAGTCATATTCTGTAGGAGTTGAAGTACATTGTCCTTTTCCTATAAGTTCATTAACAGCTGAAACAGTTTTAAATCCGTCTGTTTCTTTTTCTTCTACCTTTTTAACAAGTAGGTAGTTATTTAAGAGTTTAATTGCCATAGTTTATTTTTTTTCCATAAAGCATTTCAAATCCTGATTGATTTGGTTGTATCATATCACGATAATAGTTTCCTACGTCTCGTTTCATTTTAGGACTTTTAACCCAGTATGGATCGTTACGTTTATTAGTAATAAGTCTTCTATTCCATTTACCACACTTTTTATGTCTTGAGTTCCAATAAGCTACACAGTTATCTTCATTAGACCAGTCTGTTTCTACTACTCCAGTACTTCTATAATCTTCATAATCACATTTACAGTGTTTACAATAGAAGTCAGATATACGCATTTTAAGACCCTCCTGTATTTCTTTCTCATTTTCTGCAAGATAACCTTGTCTTGTAGCTTCTTTATCTCTCTCTTCAAAGCGTTTATCTAGTCTTTGTTCTAGTTTTTCAATTTCCATCATGATTTTTACGAGTTAATTCAGATACCATTTTATCAAACTGTTTCCAACCGTGTACCTCTTTTCTTAACCATTCTTTGTATTCGTCTTCTGTTCCATCAGAAAAGAAAGATGCTTTTGTGTTTTCGTCTGGTATAGATTTCAAGTCTTCATCAGTAATATTCAATAGAAAGTCATTAAATACTTTACTCTTCTTGGATATTATCCATAGGTTCTTGAGTTGTTTGATTCGATTGAGCATGTCTAAATTGTTGTTTAAGAGCTTCTTCTAAAGGTTTTATCTTTTCTTTAAAGATAGGATTAAGAATAAAGTTATAAGTATTTCCACCTTTTGGTTTATCTGGTTCTATTCCATAAATAGCAGTAGCATGTCTTAATCCTTTATCAATAGCATTATAATCAGGATTATCTCCGTTATTTGCATCAAGTAACACGTTTATCTTATCTGCTATCTTTTGTGAGTTTATTCCAGCATCTTCTAAAGCTTTTCTTAGTCCAGTACTTGCAACAGCTTGCTTAAAACCATCTGATTCTAGTATTCTTTTTGGATCTTGTGTTATTTTACCATATCCAACACTTTCCAACACTTGTCCAGTAGGTTTAGGGTTATCACTTATCATATTAAGCACTACTGCTTTCGCTGCCTTCTTCTGTCTCGGTGTTGGTTTCCGATTCATTTGTTTTATTTTCATTAGATGCTTTCTTATAAATTGATATCGAAGCTGAAAGACTAGATATATCTTTTATTAGAGTAGGTACTATTACTGCATTGTGCTTTGTAAGTAGTTCTCCCATCTCTTTTTCTAAGGTAACTTTCTCTTCGGGAGATAATTGTATAAGTTCAGTTCCATCTATAAGTTTTATAGGGTTCATAATTGCATTTGTTATGGTTAATTATTAATAACATTATTATAATAACATAAAAACTTGCAACAATGCAAGCTTTCTTTTTGGTATTTTTTTTATTCTTCAACAAGATCCATTATGTCGTGCATTTGGTATGTTGTGATACCTTGAGGTACATCAGAGAGTGCTATCTTAAAGAGTTTGATATCTGTTTCTTTTTCTAAAGTGTATAACTTGAGAATTTCTTTATTTTTCATATATCTATTATAACTTAACTTTTAATAATGTACAAGACGTACATGTGGGCATAGGTGGACTCGAACCACCGACCGCAGAGGTATAAGCTCTGTGCTCTAACCAACTGAGCTATATGCCCATAACACAGCACCAGAAATATGATGCTGTGGTGTTATTTAAATACAAATCTTTGCTATATGTTCACATAACTTCTCAGGCATTTCTCCTCTTGATAAGTAATCTCTTTTCTGTGCTTTTGCCCATTCACCGTGCTTATGAGGATATGGACTAGAACATTTTGGTAAGAAGTTTGGATTAGGATGATTAGACCAAATATCAGTCTTCTTCATTATATAAAAATCTTCATAACCACGAGCATTTGCTTTGTTTCCATATGAACAATAAGTTACTTCATATCTTTTTCTATCCTTTACAAAGTCCATATGTCTCATTCTTCCCTGTGGGTTTTCTACAAAATAATATTTAGTGCCAAGTGCAACGAGTTCGTCAATGAGTTTCCACATCTTAATATTAACTTCATCATCATGTATTGCAAGTTCAGATTTTGCACCTTCAGTAAGCGTTCTATGTCTATGTGTTGCAATAGAGTATGTAGTACATTGTGGACTTGCCCAAATCACATCTGGTACTCCACCACATAGCTTTATAACGTCATCGACTGTCAATGTAGATACATCTGCGTGTAGTTCTGCATCAAGTTTCTCAGACCAGTCTACTCTATATGTTTCAAATCCAATGTGTGAGAATGCTTTACTTATCTTACCCATACCACTGAATAATTCTAGTAATTTCATATCTATTTCAATAATTCTAAGTTATTTAAAATGTTCATCTATATATTTTTGAACATCAGCATCATTAGGGT